AAAGTTAGTTTAAGATCATTTTGTACTAATAATAATGCAGCTTACGTAGCAGTTGAAGAAACATATGGTGATCACAGTTACAATGGACATGCTAAAAAAGATGAATCATTTAGAAATGATATGACTAATTTTGGTATATTAATGGAAATTAAAGGTATAGATCAACCATTTAAATGGGCTAGAGATTTAGTAGGTAAAGTACAAGAAAATAGTACAGGTTTATTTTATAGCCCAACTAGAGAACCATCTACAACATCAGAAGGTATAGATGTATCAGCTACTAAAATTGATAATTTAGATGTAGTTAAAGATGCATTTCAAGGATATTATAGTTACATAGAAGATTTTATTAATGATATGAAAAAAGTATTTCCAACATTAAAAGATGATTGGGGAATATATGTACCTGAAGTTAAATATTTAGCCCCAGAACCATTAGTAAATTATGAAGATTTATCATTAACAAAATATCCAAATGTACATTTTGTAGGTGATGCTTTAAGCGCAAGAGGAATATCAGTATCAGGAGCTCACGGTACATTAGTAGCAGAGCAAATATTATCAATGAGTAAAGCCATAGATGAGTTTTTGGAACATGCAGATAAACAAGGACCTTGGTCTGAAGAGGATGATAAAATCCATACTATAGGTGGTTTAACTAATGATAAAGAAGGATCATTTATGAAATTTATAAACAAAAATAAATAAACAAACATGGGAAAAGAAGAAAAAGCAAAATTATTTGAAGAAAAAGTTATTAAATATAAAGGTGCTAGACATTATCTAATAAAAATGGAAGGTGAAGATTATTTCAAACATCATAGATATGATGAACCGGCTATAGTACCTTTATCAAGAAAAAGTGAATTTAAAAAAGGATGGTATTTAAGTGGTATTCCTTATAGTGAAGAAACGTTTAAGGAAATTATGAAAGAAAGAGAAGGTTTACCTTGGTATAAACAATCAGCACCTAAAGGTGAAACATATAGAAACTAATATGAGAGAACATACACTACAAGCACAACCCTATCAAGGTGATAGACATGAAAAAGCATGGGGTCATGAATTATGGATTATTAACGATGAAAAATACTGTGGTAAATTATTAGTATTTAAAAAAGATAAAGAATTTTCAATGCATTTTCATTTATTAAAAGATGAAGCATGGTATATTTCTAAAGGTAAATTTGAATATAAATACATTGATACTGAAACATCTAAAGAATACTCACTATCAGTTAGTGAAGGTGATTGTATTCATTTATTACCTGGTCAACCACATCAAATGAAAGCACTTACAGAAGGAGCTACTATATTTGAAGTATCAACACAACATTTTGATTCTGATAGTTATAGGGTAAAACCAGGAGCATCACAATCACCTGAAGAACTTGACTATGAACCTTCAGAATATTATTGGGATACTGAAAGAAATAAATAGGAATTTTAATAAATAGTTTGTATATTAATAAAAATAATAAGTTATGAAAATAGGATTTTGTGGTACAATGTCAGTTGGCAAAACAACATTAGTTAATGAATTAGCTAAGCTACCAGAATTTAAAGATTACACTTCTAGAACAGAACGTTCGAAGTATCTAATGGAAATGGGTATTCCATTAAATACGGACTCAACCTTAAAAGGTCAATTAGTATTTGCAGCTGAAAGAGCTAGTGAGCTATTATGTGATAAAATTATAACAGATAGAACTGTTATTGATGTTATGGCATTTAGTGCTTTATCTAATTCAATGTCTGGAAATGAATCATTTCATTTAAATTCAGCTTTAGGGCATTTAATTGATGATTATGATTATTTATTTTATGTATCTCCTGTAGGTGTTAAGATGGAAGATAATGGAGTTAGAGAAACTGATATAAGATATAGGGAGAATATTAATAAAAAAATATTAGAAATATTAGATTGGAGAGATGTTAAATACACAACAATTCAGGGTAATACTGAAGAACGTATAAAATTAGTTAAATCAGTAGTCTTTTCGTGATATTTATAACAAAATATTCTTACAATGAAAAAATCAGAATTTAAAGCACAAATTAAAGAAGAAATAATTGACATATTAGAAGCAGCATCTCAAGAAGATGTTCAAGCTCAAAAAGATCTTAATGCTGAATTAGCTAAAACAGCTGAATTATCTAAGGATTTAGGAATGTCAGAAGGTAATGACTCAGATAAATTCCAAGATGATGGGTATGTTAATCATACTTATGATGATAGTGTAATTGATAAATACAATGTACCAGTTGAACCAACTGCTGTATTTGAAGAAGATGAAGAGTATAATGCCGATGGTAACCTTGTATCAAAATCTTCTCAAAAAACTAAAGATAGATTAGCAAAACGTAAAAGTATGGCAGATTTTGAAAAAACTGGAAGAGAATTTAAAGATATAGATGATAAAGAGCCTAAAGCTAAAGATTTAAAAGGAGAACCATTATCAAAAATTGGTTATAAATTAGCTGATACTCAAAAAGAAATGAAACGAGTAGTTAAAAAATACTCTGCTGCTGAAGGTGATGAAAAAGAAAAATTAAAAGACAGATTAAGAGATTTAAATAAAATAAAGAAAGAGTTAGAATCATTATTAGAATCTAAAAGATAGTTATGGGAATTTTATCAAAATTATTTTCAAGTGGTGCAGCTGATCTAGTAAAAGGTGTAGGAGGAGTTATAGATGGTTTGCACACATCAAAAGAAGAAAAACTAAACGCAGAAAGAAAAATAAAAGCTTTAATAGTAGAACATGAAGCTAAAATGGAGCAAAATATAACTGACAGATGGGCTGCAGATATGAAGTCAGACAGTTGGTTAAGTAAAAATGTAAGACCTATGGTTTTAATCTTTCTAGTTGTTTCTACTGTTCTCATGATATTCATTGACGCTGGAACCATTAACTTTACTGTTGAAGAAAAATGGACAGATTTACTACAATTAGTACTAATAACAGTTATTGGTGCTTACTTCGGAGGAAGATCAATAGAGAAAGTTAGAAAGAAATAATAGTTCCATCTAAAAACCAATATGAGCGGGGATTTAAAACAAATAATAAGACAAGAGTATCTTAGATGTGCTAAGGATCCTGCACATTTTATGAAAAAATATTGTAATATTCAGCACCCACAAAGAGGTAGAATATTATTTAATTTATTTCCATTCCAAGAAAAAGTATTGCATTTAATGCAAGAAAATCCTTATTCAATTATTCTTAAATCTAGACAGTTAGGTATATCTACTTTATCAGCAGGTTATTCTTTGTGGATGATGTTATTTCATAAAGATAAAAATATACTTTGTATTGCAACTAAGCAAGAAACAGCTCGTAACATGGTTACAAAGGTAAAATTTATGTATGATAATTTACCTTCATGGTTAAAAATACCAGCTGAAGAAAATAACAAATTATCACTTCGACTTAACAATGGTTCAATAATTAAAGCAACATCTGCAAGTAGTGATGCTGGTAGATCAGAAGCAGTATCTTTACTATTAATTGATGAGGCAGCCTTTATTGACCAAATTGGTGAAATATGGGCTTCAGCACAACAAACACTAGCAACTGGGGGTGGAGCTATAGTATTAAGTACACCTTATGGTACTGGAAATTGGTTTCATAAAACATGGGTTTCTGCAGAAAATAATCAAAATGATTTTGTACCAATTAGATTACCTTGGGATGTACATCCTGAAAGAGATCAAGCATGGAGAGATAGACAAGATGAATTACTAGGGGATCCTAGAATGGCAGCACAAGAATGTGATTGTGATTTTAGCACTTCAGGTGATATAGTATTTTATTCTGAGTGGATTGATTTTATTCAACAAACAACAATACAAAAACCATTAGAAAGAAGAGGTGTAGATCAAAATTTATGGGTTTGGGAAGGAGCAGATTATTCAAGAGAATATATGGTTACAGCTGACGTAGCTAGAGGTGATGGTAAAGATTTTTCTGCATGTCATGTTATTGACATTGAAACAAATGCCCAAGTAGCAGAATATAAGGGACAATTACCT